TCTAATGCAGCTCTAATTTTGATTTGGCTCATCCTACCTCCCTAATTGATTCTGCTAAAAATGTGGGGACTTTTCTAATAGCATTTGATGCAACAAGTCCTTGTAATCGTGGGGTTTCATTATGAATTGCCCAATTTTGATATTCGATTGTACTTGCGTACTTTGTATTGTTCGTGAAATAGTGTGTTGTGAGTAATTTATTATTATTTTTAATGTTGTTTAACATTCTAGCACGAGTCACTGTGCCTTCAATATCCTCACCTTCTATTTCTTCTGTAGCAGGTGAATCAATTGTGTGTTGCCAATTTGCTTTATAGTGACCTGCTTCATAATCAGGTTTTGGTTTCCATTTCCACAAATCGGGTTCACCCACAGGTGATGTTTCCATTAACTCATTTACAACTTTTTCTAATGTTCTATCAATAACCTTTTTTGCTTTTACTTCTACTTGTTTTGTAAGGTTACTAATTAATATGGACTCACTGTAATCAGCCATTAGGCTGTCCCTCTAATCCCTAATTCATAAAGGAGATTTGTTCCCGCTGGATTTGTTTGAGTCACAGATACAATGTGGTATTTTGTTGTACCAATAGTCACAGTATCGTTAGTGGTCACAGAAGTTAAACCTGAAGGTTTAACGAGTAGTTTTTTATCACCACGCATAATGGTCGTTCCATTAATATCTTGGTCACCATAGTCAAATAATACACCTATTGAAGTAATATTTTTCACAGTGTCAGTTGATTTACCTAAAGCAGGGTCATACGTTCCTTGTGTCACAGAAGTAATTGTGATGGGTTGTCCCATCTCAGTAATTACGTCATCAACTTCAAGAACTAACTCACCCCAATTCATCGAATCACCTGTGAAGAATTAGCTTTCAAATAAAGTGCAACTAATTTATCTGCCGCAGGATAGCTTTTATATACTTTTTGTGAAATAATTTTAGTTGGATATGAGGTTTCTTTTTCTATTGAACCAACTTTGATTCGTGTGTTCACACCAACTTCATTTGAATAATCAGTTGTTAATTCAGCACTTAATGCACGGATTGCATATTCACAAGTAGCTTTTTGAATAGCAAGAGGTACACCAATTGGTTTACTTGAATTATCATATCTTGGGAAAGACAATGCTTGTGGGTTATCTGGATACATTCTTGTGCCAGCAAATTGAACAGAATATCTAAGTTCAATATAATCTGTTGCCTTAATTAATGCGGCTTGTTTTTTATCTGTATCGGTATCAACCCATGTTTCGTTTGCTCTTTCCGTGAAGTAAGTATTTGCAAACGCAACGCTACAATACGAATTAGCATCTACTTTTCCAGTACCATCTTCTACGATAAACATTAAATAACTCCTTGATTTGATTGTGCTACATTACACGATTTTCGTGTTTTTGTCAAGTTATTCATGTGGTGTTTTGAGTAGTAACACAGTACTTAATTTCTGTTTCAATCGAATCATATCTGAATCTAATATGCGTATTTGGTCTATTAATGTCACAAGTACCACATAGGCTTCATCGAGAATTGGTTTTATAATTGTTGTAGTCCAAGTCCAAACATAATAGACAATGTACCCCATTCCAATCGATGCAATAATTGGGAATCCGTATTGATTAATATAGTCAGCCACATCTTTAAGTTCCATATCACTTTCCTTGTTTTATATCGTCAGGAGGGATTTTCAATGCTTTGCACATTAAATTATCAATATGCACGATATCATTAGACATTGATGTCACACGTTTGTCTAATTGCTGAATAATATTAATAAGGTTTTTAACCTTCTCAAGTACAGAATCTAGGATAAACTTCTGCGTGAGGAAGACAAAATACATCCCCACGCAAGCAGCTGCTATTGGAAATCCTACTTCAGTGATAAAGTTTAGAAAGTCCATAGGCTTTTAGGCTAAGAAATAGCTTCAGACACTACATCAACTACTGAATCTACCGTTACGTCAACAACTGTCTCTACAACTTCATGCGGAAGGATAGGAACTGCTGTTTCAATAGCAACTTCAGCGGCATCTTTTACTGTTTCTACTAAATCATCAAAGATAGACATATAAACCTCGGAAAGAGTTGCCTAGAATCCGCTAGGCTCGGTTACTTTACTAAACTGCTGAAGTAGAAACTAATACCCAAGACACGGAAGGCTCGTCCCATTGATAGAAATTTCCATCTTGTGGGTGCGGTACAGGACTTTCCCATGTATAAGTAGTTTCATTTAAAATCCAAGAAGTAAAAGGTTGAGGAATATAAAATACATCTCTAACAGAATCATAAATAGACCCAATACCTGCAAAATTACCTCGCAAAGCTACTCCACCTAATTCATGTTTATTAGCGCGAGTATTGTAGCCAGTCTGTACCCATCCTTCACCAAATATACCAGAATCTATTACATCTTGTTCAACAACAATTACTTCAGTAACGATTCCATTTTCAACTTTTGCAAAATGACTCATATATTAACCATTAAAATGTAATTGAACCAGAAGAAGTAAATTTATATATGCGATATCCCCCAGTTACTGTAATAGTAGGGCTTCCTGTTGTACTAGTTGCCGCAGCATAACTATCTGGATACCGAATAACAACAATACCAGACCCACCAGATTTTCCAGCTACAGCAGTACCATACCCACCAGCAGCACCAGCTCCACCGCCAGTATTTACTGCGCCATCTGTAGGTGTTCCTTGCACTCCACCATTATTAGATGAACCATTACCACCGCCACCTGCCCCACCTATACCAGCAGAAACAGTTTGCCCGCCACCTTGTTGACACCCAGCACCGCCTCCACCAGCGTACCAAGTAGATGTTGCAGTTATAGTAGAACTAATACCTGCACCTCCATTACCGCCTGATAAGGTTTGGCCATCTTGCCCAGCAGTACCAGCTCCACCACCGCCACCACCACTGAAAGTTCCATTACCCACGCCAGAATTATACCCTAAACCGCCAGAGTTACCTTGCCCTGCAATACCAGAGTATCTAGTTGTCTCTTCTCCATGATTACAACCACCACCAGACCCCCCTGCTTGGCTACTTTTACCGCCCCCACTAGCTGTGATGCCAAATGCAGAGGAGTTGCTTCCTTTAGTACCAATACCGCCAGAACCACCTGCACCGCCAGCACCTACTACTATAGGAAAAGGAGTGCCAATAGAAGTAGCTGGAAAATTATAAGTACCACTTAATAAACCTCCTGCACCGCCTCCACCTTTTGTTCTTGCTGTTGGGGTTAATTCATCACTGCCACCCCCACCAGCCACAATTAAATAATCTAATGGGATTGAATTGATTGGAGTAACTGAATTACTAGGACTACTTGGAACACTATTCCCTACAGCATTAGTAGCTACAACTATAAAAGTATAAGAAGTTCCGTTAGTTAATCCTGTCACTACAACTGGGCTAGATACCGCTGTTCCTGTAAAACCACCCGGACTACTTGTAGCCGTATATCCAGTAATAGACAATCCACCTGTATTTGCTGGCGCAGTAAATGTTATAGATGCTTGACCAGAAGATGCTGTAGCAGTACCGATAGTAGGCGCATTAGGTACAGTAGTCCCTGCTGAGTTACTAGCCGAACTTTCAACACTAACTAATCCTGCGCTATTTGTAGCTTTAACCTTGAATGTGTATTGAGTCCCATTAGTAAGTCCATTTACTGTAATAGGGCTTGTACTAGAAGTTCCAGTTATATTTCCAGGTGTACTCGTAGCCGTATAAGTTAAACTCCCTGGTGCGCCTGCATCAGAACTTACTGTAAATGTTACACTTGCAGTGCCATTACCAGCAGTTGCAGCTCCTATAGTTGGTGCTGTTGGGGGAATAACTCCTTTCGACCATAACCCAGCTTGTTTTTGTTGTAACTGTTTATCTAAACTCCAAGTCCCATCAGCTTTTCCAGTATAATTAGTTCCGCTTGAAGTAGCTGCTGTTACATTTATAAAATTACCTTTCCAACGATTAGCCATTAGAAAGCTCCTTATGAAATATCTTCATAACTTAAAGTGTAAGTGATTTTACTAGCTGTTCCCGAAGTTACAGTAATTGATATACCTTCCTCAAGATAAATAGCAGTAGACTTATCAAGTACGTTCAAAGTTGCGCCCGCTGGAACTGCTACTGTATAAATAATAGGATAAGCTGTACCGCCACTAGGAGCAGACCCTTGAGCTACTGCCCCATTAGTATAAATAGAAACAGTTGCATTGATAGAATTAGCCCCATCAACATTAGCTGCTAGAATCTGATTTACTTTAAAAACTTTACCACTTGCTGCTGGATTAGGCAAAAGAACAACTGCTGTCGTTACCGCTGGGGTAAGATAAGTTGTCTTTGCATAAATATTTGCAACATTAACTATATTAGGTGCTGCCATTTGTTAACCTCCGAATACGATTGCCATAGCTATGGCTTTACCTGTTGATACACCACCTCCCCCACTACTACCCAATAAACTCCAAGTATAGTCACTAGCAGTAGTTGACTCAGTTACGCTAGTTTTATTAACTGCTATACCAATATAGGTTTTTCCTGTAGGGGAATCGGATAATCCCGTTCCTATGGCATCATCACCATATTTTATCCATGTATATAAAGATACACCTGTTTCACCTGTATTACCCGTTGCTCCTGTTGCACCTGTGTCACCTTTAATCAATGACCAATCATAATCACCCGCATTAATAGATTCTGTTGCGGTTGTTTTATTAACAGCAATACCTAAATATGATTTTCCAGTTGGTACATTGCTTAGATTAGTACCATTTGCATCGTCAGCATACTTTATCCATGTGTAAAGAGTTGTGCCAGTGTCACCTTTTATTGCTGTCCATTCATAATCACTTGCTGTTGTTGATTCTGTGGCAGATGTTTTATTTACAGCAATACCAATATATAATTTACCAGTTGATGTATTGCTTAAACCTGTTCCAATTGCATCATCTGCGTATTTAATCCAAGTATACAAAGATGAACCCGCTAAACCCGTATCACCTCTTATTTGTGACCAAGCATAATCAGATGCGGTAGTGGATTCAGTCGCAGTGGTTTTGTTAACTGCGATACCAATAGCAACTTTTCCTGTTGGAGAATCACTTAATCCTGTGCCATTTATATCATCGGCATACTTAACCCATGTGTAATTTGGCGTACCATCATTCACAAGTAATGACCAATAACTAGTGTTTGTTGGTACAGTTGATGTCCCTACTTTAGCAATATATGCCGCGCCATTATATCTTACGATATCAAGAGCTTTATATGTTCCCGCAACCCAATCGCCTTGTGATACAACAGCAATGCGTCCTAAATTACTTGTTGTCATAACGGTGTGTACTCCACAATAAATTCACCATCAACAATAGATGGGTTAAAAGATGATAAATGTTCCACAATAAGTTCGCCATCAGTTATATCAAAATTAGCAAAGGCTAATACAGTTGTTCCAGCACCACCTGCAATGGTATCATTTTTCCACAATGAGGTAACGGAATCATATTGTAACACATCACCGTGTGTAGGAACATTTATTGCGACATTATGTAATTCGTCTAATTCAAATCCATTCTGTACTTTAACAAATATAGAACCGTTATTTGCATTTTTTCTAGTCACAACACCCAAATACACCATATGATATGGTGCGGCTGGTTTGTTATTTAATCCGTATAAAAGACCACCAGCAGTCGTAGGACTAAGCCATATAGGGTCACCTTCATTGAGTGCCATTGAGGTATCTAAGCCAGTCAATGCGCCTTCAGTGATAACATAACCGCTTGCACCAATAGCAATATCTGATTCTATTAAACCTAATGTTTTACTAGATGTGCTTTCAGCATTGGCTTTGGCTAATGCAACTAATACATTTGCACCAGATGCACCACTAATATAGACAGCTTGTCCTTTTAATAAAATTGCACCTGTTGAATTTTTAACGGCTTGACGAATTTGTTCTGCTGAACCACTAGATACCACACCAAGAAGCGTATCTCCCGCAGGAAGCTCACTTATATCAGCACCAACTCGTACTAGCGGATAACGAGCTGTCATGATATCACGCTAATACAATAGGGTCTGAGAATTCAACATTCACAGATGTCGCAGATGTGGCAACACCAACACGCTGAATGATTTGTTGTGTTCCTGATGGCGGGGTATTGGTTAATTGACCCGCTGTGGTAGCAAGATATACATCGCCAGCAGTTAAACCCGTTAATGAAGTATTAGTGCCTTCAAAATAAACTTCTGCTGTAGCTGGATGTGTAAACGCAGCTAAAACATAACCGTGCGCTCTTTTAGCCACACTAGTTGCATCAGCATTACGGACATTAAATACACCCGCATTATTCCAGATATTAACTAAATTACCTGCTGCAAGTGATTCTGATGTTGCGATACTTTGAACATCTTTACTAGATAAACCCGATGGCATCATTGCAAGTGTTAATTTGCCATTCACATCAAGTGCTGGGATTTTATCAGAATCAATTGCGCCACCAACAGATGCGGCTACATTTTCTTTAATTGTTCCTGTATCATTTATTAAATATTTTGGTGTTGTCATGTTATTCCCATTGAGTACTGATTGGTAATCCTAAATTCACAGCAAGCATCGTTGTGGACATAGCGACTCCCATTTGTTGAATAAATCCTATAGTAGGCACAGTTGTTGTTAACTGACCATTTGAGGAAAGATAATATTTTGCACCAACTATTAATCCTGTAAAACCATCTAATTGACCACCAGTACCAATAATTGTCACATATGAACCTGCTGATGATGCACCTTTGGTAATACCAAGTACTCGTCCAATGATACCTATGTTGTCTTGACTTGCTACAATCAATTTACCTGATACTGGGTCAACTGCTAATGCTGTCAAGCTATTAACAATAGGTAATGTGGATGGTACAACAAAAGATATTGCACCTGCTTCACCTTTTTCACCACGAAGACCCGCAGGAAAAGCACTAGTTAACGTAGTGACAACTTGGCTAACTTCGATAATGCTATTTTCAGTTGTGACAGTAATTGCGGTCATACAGCTCTCGTTACTTCAGGAACAACTAT